TATAAGGTAGTGTAATCAGTTTACTATTATCTGGCAATGTTACACTTGAGATAGATGATGAAGCACCTGAGTCACCACCAACAGCAGTTCCAGAAAGAGTACCTGAGACTTTTTCAAGATATAGTTTAGCATCAACTTGATAGACAAGAACACCTGTACCAGCACCACAAGTTACTGTTTCACCAACTGTATATGTCTGAGTTGAATCAGCAATCGTTACTGTTGCATCTTTAGACTTAACTGATACACCAGAGGATGATGCTGAGTTAAACTCAACTTGAACATCATCAAGTTTAAATGGTGGGCGTAGTTCATTTTTCTGTGGGTCAACAGCAATATTATAGTCTGGATTAAATACGTTACCAATACTATGACCAGTAAACGCATCTACAAGAATGCCATTTTTGAATCTATCATTACCGGAACCATCGGTTAAGAATGTTGACTTTGTATCTGCTTCAAGTAGAGATAATGAAGTGTAGTATTCAAGATTTTCGATACGATTTTTAAGTACACCAATATCACGCATTGTATGTCTAACTTGTCGAACTGGTGTGATTGTATTAGCAAGGTCCGTACGACCATTTGGTGCAGTAGCAGTACTTACACGTTTTGCGTTTTCAAATGGTAGTGATGGATAAGGAGAAACATCAATGATTGCTAGAGTAAGCCCATCAGAAGCAGGTTTTGGTGTTTGTGGATTAAGAGAAGGAACACCACGAACAACACGAATCTGACCCTTTGAAGTAATGACGACCCGATCTTTTCTTGGTAAATAATATTCAAAGTCAGTGATGAAGTCTTCGTTTGGAGCCATATAACGTAGACCACCAGAAGGTTCAACTACTGTATTAGCCGTAGCTGGATTCGTTGTAATACCAGTAAGTGTTGTTGTATCAGTTGCTGTATCGGTGATACGTGGACGAATATCAATATAGTTACGAAGATCATAACGAGCACCAGTAACTGGTGATGTATAAACCGGAATCTCTTCTGTGCGAATCTGACTTGATGTTGGTGATGTGTCATTCACAGGATAAGAATCAACTGAGAAGTAACCAACACCAGTAGATGTATCATGAGAGAAGTAATCAAACTTAACAAGATAAACATTACCGTTTGCAACTGCATGAGAAGCAGATGTTTTAAGTTTGAGTTTACCATGATTGTATAGGTTATCACGCATACCAGTATCGATTTCAAACTGATCTGTGACATCTGTGCCATCACTTGTTGTGGCGAATGATGTGTTGCCAGTTTTGACACGAACTTCTTTCAATTCATGAATATCAGCAAAACCTAAGTTCCATGGACCACCAAGACCTGGAGAACCAAGATTTGTATTTGCAAAAGCAGCAGAAACATTCAACTCAACATAACGATCAGGATTTAAATTCTTATCAATCTCTTGCCCATCAGTTTTACTTAACTCAACAAATACTGAAGCATTGACAGTACCACTTAATGTTTCTTGGATATCAATCGTTGCGCTTGTTGAAGAGTTAATATTAACTGAACGTTCAGCACTATCACCACCAACACCGTTCAATGAGATCACTTGACCGGGCTGGAATGATTTTGTTACATCACCAGAACCTGTACCAAACGCATTGTTTACTGTAAGCGTAGTAGCATCAACCGTTGTAACAACAAGCGTATTTGCTATACCAGCAATAGAGATTGCATCACCTACATTGTATTTCGTTGTGCCTGATGTAATACCTGAGATTGTATTTGAACCAGCGGTTTTTGATGCGCCGCTATCAATAGGCGCTGCACTTGTAGCAGCTGCTTGAAGAACAACATGGAAGTTATCGCGCTCTTGTGTATTGTTTAATAATCCAGTTGAGAATGGATATACTTCTGAAGCAGAACCTGTAGGAATCGTAACAGTACCATCGGCAGCGATTGTAACATTAAACTCTTTTAAGAATCTAAATGTATTATCGATTGTTCCTGTGCTATCTCTAAGACGTTTAATATTGCTTGCAGGGATAGCAAACAATGAACGATTGAATGAAGTTTCTTTTAGTACAGCATTACCACCTTCAAGAACAATATCTGCAAACGCATCATATACACCATTGTCATAATAAACAGAACGAACTGATGAAAAATCAGAAGTCCACATATTGATATCATAGAGATATAGATTATACTGACCTGCAGGAGAACCTTTTGTGCCACTAGCATATTCCATTGCTCTTACACGAGCTTCACCAATCTTTGAACCAGATGGAGCAGTTGATGAAAAGTGTGTATTAGAGATAGCAAAATGTAATGTATCATATAATGAAATACGATCATGCCCATTTAGATCCCATGAACCAACTGCTTCATTTACGACAACGTAGTTGCCGTAGTTTGCAGGAATAGAAAGATCACCAACTTCTTCTGTATCAACACCTTTATCGATTTTGATATGATCTGTTCTGTATAGTTCGTTCTCATAACCATTTACATATGCTTTACCAGGTCCGATGCCAACAGAAAGACTATTAGCAGTACCACCTTTTGCGAGAGTTAAATAACCTTGGTTTGAACCATCATTAAGATGTTCACGAAGCCGAACATTCAGACCACTTACAATATAATCACCAGACTCATCGGATGTTCTACGAGCAATATAGTCATTGATTACTGAGTATAATGGTTTATCAAACTTGTACTGTGGTACTCCATTCTGAATGCGAATACGTTCAACAAAGTTATCAGTAGAAGTATCTGTGATTTCTTTTTTAGCAATAGTAGCAGTAAGTTTAAGACGATCCGCGCCAGGAGCAGCATAGTTGTAAGCGCCCTGAGCTGGATCAAGAAGTGTCGTATCTGTGCCGCTGTTAACAATAGTCTCAGCAATATCAAAACCAATTTTTACACTTGTATTAGCAGAGTAACGACCAATAACAGTCGATTGAGCATCGACACGAATGAAGTGATCTTTTGCATATAGAATACCATCACCAAACGATATTCTTGAACCAGTTCCAATAACATCAGTTGATTGAACACCTTCGGTAATCACGTTAGCAGATAACGCACCATTAGTAAACTTCTCACCACTAAGTAAAGTCTTTGTTGTGTTGTTAGCGCCAGAGTTTGTATACTTTACATAAAGAACTTTAGTATTTGTATCGGTTTCTGATCCTGAAAGCGAATCGATAACTTTAGCGGTAACACCTGATGTATCACCAGTAATAGTAGTTCCTTCAAAAACAGAAACATCTACGGCATCGCCATTTTCATCATCGTCTCGAATCTTGATATAATCAATACTCGAATCATAGTTCATTTCTAATCCGCGAACAGTACTTCCTTCTTTGAAGATATGTTCGGCAAATCGATCAATTTGATTCTGTTGAATGGTCTGCATCTGAGTAAGTTCACGAGCCTGAACTGCTAATCCAGGACGGAACAATACTCTATGAAAATTCTTAGTTTCGTCAAAATCATCATAATATGGATCGACATTAAAGTTAGTCGATAAAGATGCAGTATTTGCGAGTGCCATTCAATTTATTCCTTAGAACTTCACGATAAGTTTGATATCTTCGATCTGATCTTCTGCTCTTGAAATAGGACCACGGTTTTCAGTGTATACAACATCACCCGTGTTTTCTTTGAGTTCACCATATGTTGTACTGTCAAGTGTTGCTGTAATACCACTCGAAAGACCAGTAACTGTTTCAGCAGACTGGAACGTTCCATTTGCGCTTGTATATAGTGTGTGAACAACACCAGATGTGTTTGCGAGGTTTGTATTTGCAAATCGAACAACAATACCTGTAGCACCTGAAGTATTACCACGAATAACTTCATCAAGAGTATAGTTACCGGATGATGTAACACTTGAAACATTGAGTTTCGTTGTTTGTGTATATGTTGAATCTGTAGCAACACCACCAGCACGAGTAAGTGGATCACGCATTAGACCAAGTGTGCGGAACTCGTTAATGGCTGGAAAATCACCTGATTCAGAACCAGATAACTGGACGTTTAAAATTACGTTATGACCACCAAGTTCATCAACAGGATCAGCACCATGTCCGAGTGGTGGTGCAACATATGCTTGTGCAGTTGCCGCAGAACCATGAGATGAGTTTGCAGTAATTGCTACATTTGCAAATGAATAGTTTGAACCAACGTTGATCATGTTGATGTAGTTGACAGCACCAGAAGCAACATTAGCATAAGCCTCTGCGCCAGAACCATCACCTGTGATAGTAATTGTTGGACCAACAACATATGTTGATGAAATTGTTGGTGTCACTGTGAATGCTGGAGATACTGTTACACGTTTGTTTGCGCCAATATAATCTACAATCTTACGAACCTGACCAGCACCTGTACCGGAAGCGATATACAATGAAGAGTCGTTGTAAATGTTATCAGTAGCAGATGCACCAGCGGCTAGATCCATAATTGTTGATGATGTTACATCAGTAAAAGTACCAACGTTTGTTAGATAACTTGAACCACTAGCACGAACATCTATGACATTAATCGCACCGTTTGCAGCCGCCGCTTGAACATCCCACTGAGCAGAACCATCATCGGCTGTTAACGTTTTGACAGGAATCCAAGAATCTGTTAGAAACTTGAGGGCAGAACCTGCATCAACTGAATACAAGAACTTCCACCGATAACCATCAGCAGTAACAAGAGTTGATGTTGATGTTCCAGTTGGTTCAACGGTTGAAGCACCACCTTTATTATTGAAAAGACATTTATATACGTTATAAGAACTATTGATTACATAAAATGTATTTGAACTAGCAGGAGTATCAAAAAGAGTTGTTGACTGATCGTCGTATTCGCGGTATACTTTACCAGTCGTCCAGTTGTATCTTGGAACAGCAAACGTAACATCACCAGACTGAACACGTTTGGCAGCAATCATTCTGCGCCATGCATCATATTCTGTATTCTGAATTGTATCGGTTGGTGTTGGTGGGTTATTATCGTCATCCCAAGCTGAAACACGAGAGATAAAGATGTACATATTAGTTGCTGCTGTTTCGCTAAACGCTTCATGAAACTGCTCTGCATTATGAATACGAAAGCGTCTTGTTACGATTCCTGGCATTCTTTTCAATCCTCTTACCGAATGATTTTATTTATTTATAATCGAAATCTTACGGACTTGTGTTTGCTAAGTAATAGAACGAACCATTTTCTAGTGTAGTACCAGCATATGGTATTGTAAGTGTAAGTGAAGTATTTGAGTAAACTGTATTTGTGAAGTACAAACCATTGGCTGTTGGACCATAATTATCTATAATAATCAATCCAGTGCCTGGATTTGGAATCTCAACTTTGAATACGGTGTTATTACCAACTAAGTGATATGGTGAACCCATCGCGCTGATTGGCGTATTTGCCCAAAGAGCAATAGTATTACTTGAATAAGTAGCAATCGTTGCACTATCAAGAACAAATAAACCTCCAGTACCAGGGGAATACAACCAAACGTTTGACTCAGTGGTAACAGTTGTTGTCTCAACTTCTGTATCACGAATGATATCTGGATACGATTCAATTGCACCATCATCGGCAACGTATTCAGATTCGCCACCAGAAACAACTTCTGGAACACTCATTTCAATATCAGATTGTATCACAAACCTACCGAGTGATGTTGAGTCAACAGTAACAACAGGAATTTCTGTTTCGGTAAACAACCGAATTCGACCAAACATTTTTGTGCCGGCTGGATGCAGAATAGTATTGACAAGTTCACGATATGTGTTAGTAAACTGATCTGAACGAATCTCGTATGAGAACTCTTGATAATAATAGTTATCTTGTAATCTGTTATTCCAAGACAACCAACCCTTTGTATCTTTATAAGAACCTGGAAGTGTTACAATACCAGAAACAAAAGGTATACCTAAACCAGAAATAGTTCCACCACGAGTTAGGTTATTAATAGAAACTTGTTCGTATCTGTTATAATCTTGACCAAAGTTATTTACAAGAACTGAAGTGATTGAACCTGGAGCATTCGTTGCTGTGATATCAGCGTTATTGCCTTTATACCCACCACTTCCATCTGGAATATAAAGATTAGCGATTTGTTCTTCAACCACTGTTGCGGTTGGAAGTGTGAGATACCCTTGACCATAGTTCGTTACATTTATACCAGTAATCGTGCCAACAGTAACAGTATCAAAATCAAATGCTGTGCTAAGTGTTGTGTTTATATCTGCTGCAGCAAGATTTGTACCGATAACACCAGTATTTGCGCCAGCAGAAACAAATGTTGGGCTTGTATTGAGAACAACATCCTTCATAGGTTCGATTGTATTATTATTCACAGAAATGATTTCTGTTGAACCAATCGAACTTATTATAAAGTCTGCTCCTGTTCCAGAACCACCAGTAACTGTTACGGTTGATCCGAGTGTGTAACCGGAACCACCATCATTGATATTCCACTGAACAGCACTGGTATCTGTTGTACCAGTAACAATACCATTTGCATTTACACCAGAAGTCGCTGTGAATGAAACCGCATCATCTGCACGATGAAAAGCGCCACCATAAGTCACTTCTACATCTTGGAGTGGACCAATCGTGTTGATGATAGTAGCACTAACCGTTGGATCGTTGAGTAACTGGATTGTTTCATTATCTTGGAATGTACCATTGATATCGAGAAGAATCAATTCATTAACAACAGTACCGATAGCAAATGTTGTTGTGATTCTTTCTACACGAGCAGTTGCACCACTATCTAAACCTTCAATCGTATTACCAATCAGTAGATTTAAATCACCTACAATCGGACTACCAACACGAATGATTGTATCTTGAACCCAACGACCATCCGAAGCACGAAGAATATCTTCGCCTGGATAATAAAACTCAATCTCTTCATTAAAGAGAATACGGAATAAAAGTCGATATGATTGTTCTGAACCACGAGAACGATATAGGTCTTTAATGTGTTTTGCAAGAAGTGGTTTGTTCGCAATCATATCTCGTGGAATCGAGTTCATGATTTCACGATGGAAATATTCAAAATACTTGTCAGGTGATGTATCGACATCTTGATAAGAAAGCAAACTCTTTGATGTATCAATGACGTTGTTTGCTTGCTCAAGAAATTCGTAATAAGCCTTCACAAACGCAACGAAGTTAGGACCCTCATCTCTTACGAACTGAGGAAACTGTTGCTCAACGAGATTGGATATCTTTTTATCTGTAGACATTAATAAACGACCGGATATAGACCTGAATCAATTACGTTAGTTGTCACACCAGAAGTTGTTGCTGTGACTGTTTGTGCTGTCACTACTGTTGTTGCATCATCAACAACAGTAACTCTTGCGTTTGCAATCAAAATAATCTGATTTCGAATTGCTTTAATGTTATTATCTGCTGGATCAGCAAAGATACTTAGATAACTACCAGAATAAGCCGTAGGAGCAAATGAGTTAAGAGTTACAAGACCTGTCTTATAATTAACTGTTCCTGCTGTCTCATCTAGATATATTGTTGTATTTGGTAACTGAATATAATAGATTCGAATATTACCATTACCATCATCATCTAGATAACATGTCTTTCCTTGATATGTAAACGTACTTGAACTAATCGCAAACCGATGCCCCGTGTGTGGATTATTGATTGCGTTATTAAAGGAAATGTTATATGTCGATGCTGCTGTGACAGAAGGATTGAATCTCTTTTCCATAACTATCGTGGTATTGTTACTCTTAATAGAGTTATCAGCATTATCAATCGCTGATGAAAACTTGGAATATCTAAATGTTGGTTTCTCAAACACACCAAGATTATCATCTTCAAACTGTTCAATTGCATTGACAACCTTTGTCTGAACCGCAGTTGCAGATAGAGTTGTCAGAGAAGAATCCATATTGACTGTGGTTGTTGGTCTGATGTAAAGATAAGTAGCATTAACAAATTCTGGATCGATTGATAAAACGTTATATTTTTTCAGTTGTGTCTTAATAGCATCTTTTCTATCAGAAGAAATAATCGTACCACCAATCGGTTTAATCGATATAAACACCTTACCATAAATGGCTGGTGTGTTTTCTTCACCACCCCATACTGATACAGACTCAATATCACCATTGTTGTTTAGAATAATCTGTTTATAGTCACCAGCAAGAACAGCACGATTTTGTGTCTCGAAGTTCTTTGGAGCATTGAACTGAATCGATGAAACTGATTCAATACTTGATCCACCAGATGTTGATGAGTTTACAAGAACAGAGAATGTTGACTCACCACCAATCGTTGATGGGTTTGTAAATGTAGAAATATCGTTACCATCTACACCATTACATACACGATAACTGACAATAACAATATTACCATTTGTTGGTGATTTACCTAATACATTATCCCCAAAATAGATTTCAAACTGCGAGTCTTCTGTTTCTTGTAAAAAATAAATTGGTGATGTTGAAGTAACTTCAGTGATATCATTGGCAAGAGTATACGTTGTTGATGAAGTATCAACAGCAGATTCTTGAATAGTAACTACAATAGATGTTGTGTCAACGTTTTCGTTGGGAAGAACATAACGGACAGGATTACTTGTGTCAACTGTCCAACGATTTGTAAGTGGTCGACCCTCTACGATTGAAATCGTGCCAGTGTAGTTATCAGCAGAGGAAAAAGTATACTCTTTTGGTGTTACAAACTTATAGATGATACCATCGACTGTAGCAGACCATTCTGTGTTTTTCGCAATCGTAATAGAGGCTGGTGAACCCACAGGTGTTACTGAAACATCAAGTGTTGTAGAGGCTCCACGAGCAGAACGTGGTGTGTATCCAATCGCCTTTGCTCTTGAAACAACACTGTCTCGTAACTGAGCGGAGTCAAGAAACATCTCGTTACCAACCATGCTTGTATAGTAAGCATTTTGATAAGTATTATATGCTAAGATATCCAATAACAGACTGATGGTTGAACCTTCAAAGTTATAATCAAGAAACTCTGGCTTCCCGCTGATATAACCTTTTAACGATTGTTTGATATCGTCAAAGTCCAACTCTGTTACACTAATAGTCGATTCGGGCATTTATCGAACTCTTTCTAATAGAACATTGACTACAATTGGTTCCGGATCATTAGCGACTCTAAATCGTATTGTGACGTTTAACGCATTTGAGTCTTGATTTGCAGATGTCTTAATATCGTCAATGATTGCTCTTGGTTCATAGTTATCTAATACTTGACGGATGTTCTTTGATATGTTATACTCTGTAAGAGGATCCATATTTTCAAATAATTGAGAAAGAACATCGCCACCTAGAATAGGATTATATGGTCTCTCATAAAAGTTCGTCAGAACTAGATTCTTTACACTCTGCTTCACAGACTCACGATTTGTTAATACTTTTACATTACCTGTCACTGGATGAGCAGTAAACTTTAAAGGTATATCTTTGAATACTGGTTCTTTAAGTTCAGGCATCTATCTTCTCTTTGTTTTTATTATTTATAAAGATTAATCAGCTTTTATTCCAAAGTTGCCAAGCCATTCACCTTCAGGTTTAGGGCACCAACTTAACTTAGCTTGCTCAACTGAAACGGAATAGACGTTTTCAGAAATCTTAGTTGCTTGTGTTAAATTAGATTCACCATCAGCTTTAAGAAAAGCAACACAGTCTTTGAGACGTTGTGTTAGGCTATCTATAAGTTCTTGGGATATGTCACTTGATAGTGATCCTTCTTCTTGCTTTTTAATAATTGTTTGAAGATTTGTTTTGCTCGCCACAGCAAAACCACGAACCGTAGTATACATCCACGCTTCAAACTCTAATTGAGTAGAATAACCTTTTGGTTTCCAGAAAAAACCACTACCATCTGGTGCTTTTGTTTTAATAAAAATTTTATCAATTGGTTTGCTTGATTTAGGAAGCAAGCATAAACCAAATTCAGAACGTATTCTAACTTTGATAGTTTCTGGTGGAGTAGGTGGTTGAACAGCAGTTGCTGGTGGTGTATTTGTTTCAGTTGCTTCTTTTAATTCAGGAGTAATAGGTTCTTTTGCTTCGTTTTTTTCAACCGCTGGAGTTACTTCTTCAACAGGTTTTGGTGCTGGTGGTGCTGGTAGTTTAACAGCATCTATCACTGGTGCTTCAGGCGCAGTTCCTTTTGTTACATATTCATAACCAATAATATTACCAAAATCGTCATATTGTGGTTCGCCATCAATATTTGGAACTAACTTACACGTATCGAAACTTGATAATGTGCCAGCAAGATCGCCTAATGCTTTTGTGATATCGCCAACAAAGTTTGTTAACCCACCTTCAATGTCACTCAATCCTCCTGTTATTTTTCTGAGAATTTCATCTACATCAAATGTTGGTATATCACCAAACAATTCCCGAATCTTATCAATCTGTTTCTGTATTTCTAATGCTTTAAATGGATCAGCCATTAAATTGAGTAACTCATTAATCTCTTTTTGAAGATTAGGAAACTCTGCTTTAATTTCTGGGATTAAATTTTCTAAGTCGGCAAGAGCATCATCAAGAGCACCTCCAAGTTCATTTTGAAGATCACCAATCGCATCAGCAATACCACCTGCTCCTGATGTGAGTTCTGCAAGAGCATCTTCAATTGCTTTTTGTGCGTCGTCTAATGCTTGTAGTTTTAAACTTATACCACAAAGTTCTAATTTAGCCATTATAGATCATCCACTGTTGAATCTGTAGTATCAACTACGCCAGTTCTTGCCGGAGCAACTGTATTTGTGTGATCGACCTTACCACCAACAGTAAAGTTGTATGTGTCAGCGCCGATGTGTTCGTACTTGTCACCATCAAATCGAATGTGAGCGTCACCATTATAATCAATAGAAGACTTCGCATTGTATTTTCTTGTAGCAGCACCAGTAAATGTCATCGATGATGTTGACTTAAACTCTTCGTTAGCAGCGCCAGTTGATGTATGTTTAAATGTGCCACCATTTGCAATACTCATATTACCAGCTGAAGCAAAGTCAATGTTTTTAATTGAAATAATTTGTGTATTGCCAGACACTGTAAGTTTACTATTGACTTGAACTGTTTTTGCTTCACTGTATTTAATCGTTGTTTTCTTTTCTTTACCTACTATTTCAGTGTAATTTCCATCAACAGTGGAACGACGATCACCAGACACTCGTTCTGTTTTGTTTCCATTAATTTGAGTTGATTCATTTGTAAGAATTTCTTTTAAATCATTTCCTTGAATCTTTGTAACACGGTCACCACGAACTGTCACATATTGATTACCATCAACTTCTGTATAATGATCGCCTTGAACGTATAACTTAGCATTACCAACAACAGTGATACTTTGTGTGCCTCTAATATAAATGTTTTCATCACCAACAACAACTTCGTAATTTTTACCAACTACTTTTGTTACACGAGTGCCATCTGGTTGAATTTCCTCAAACGTACCAGCTTTGTGATATCTGTGCAATCTTTCAGCAGTTGGAGAATCATCAACTTCAAATACATGACCAGATTCGGAACGATAAACGTGATTGTATGGATAACCAGAAGCACCGACACCAGCAGGAAAAATATCTTTTATTTCTCCACCATATCTTGGGTTTGGTTCTCTCCAATAAACTACACTATCTTCACCATCTTCATCAGTAGCATAGTTGGCTGAAGAATACTTGTTTGGAAAAAGAACAGTAAGATCAGGAGCAGAAGCGGTAGGAATTGCGCCCAATGCATTTTTAGCATTTCTTTTTGCAATTAGTGTATCATCTTCCTCAGCGTTTGCTTTTGCTAATGTTGGAGTATCGGCTTGTAGAAATGCATCTTTAGTTGGGTATGTTGCAGTTGGATCAGTAAAACCTTTTGGTGAATCTGGTTTTTCTGTTGGAATACCAGCAAGTGTTCCCATAACAATCGGTCTTTGTGCTTCTTTACCATCAGCAAAGAAACCAACAACCCATGTACCTTCTACAATACCAGTTGCACTCTTACCAATACCGCTAATTGCAGCAGATGTGATATCTTGAATTGGTTGTGCCCATGGTAAATCTTTTGTTGGAAGGTCATCAAGATTGTCTGTGTGCCAACCATAGCAACGGACACGCACACGACCAAGTTCAAGAGGGTCAGCACGATCCTCTACAACTCCATACCACCAGATAAATTCTTCACCTAAGTTTTTCATTCTGCACCTTCAAAATCACTTGTAGTTAGTTTAATTTCTTCTTCAATAATATCTTTTGCATAAACATCTTTTATACATTCTAATGTAGTGAAAAAGTTTTGATCGACGGAATTAATATTGTGTCTGAGCGCCGTTACAAAAAATTTATTACCGTATAGTAAATTATCTTTCTTCATATATTCTTTATTCTCAGTATTTTGAGGCATATGAATGTTAATGACATCGCCAATTTTAATATTAGTATTGCCGGGAATTGTCACCTCCAGAACAATATTATTCAATTGTAATCGTGAAGCATATTCATATTTAAACCATTTGTGTAATTTTCTTGGATTTCGAATTTGCGGATCTTTTCCTTTTGCTTTTACAAGAAAACTTTGATTTGAATAATCTTCGCCTATGTTACTAATCATGTATTTTGTAATAGAAGAATTTGAATCTTTTCCAAACAAAGAGTTTTTAGCATAAAGAGATTTGTCTTTTTCCAAATGTGTAATGTATTTACTGTCTCTATCATAACTAAAAATGTCTGTAGTAAATCTTTTAGTAATTGGATCAATCGTCTCAACTTTATGTGAGTATATACCAGTATTAATATTCTCCAGAGTATCAACTTGTTTTACTTGTTTAATATTAATAATAATTTGATATGGTTTAATTTGTTGATCAATAGTTTTTTTATTTTCAACGTCAGACTTCATTAAATAGAAATCATTTACAGGTTCCTGTGACATTAGATAATCAAAAGTATTTAAATACCAACCATCATAACTTTCGTAGAACACGAAGTTAGAAGAAAGATTTTGATCTTCAAATTCAACTTGATTGCTTGGTGTTTTGTATTTTTGATAATCATATTGATTAATAAAACCTTTGATTTTTGCTTGGCTTTCCTTACAAATATAATTAATACAATCCAAAGGTTTTTCGCCTGTAAAAACAAAACTATGATTACCATCAGTCTGTTGGAGATACAGATTCTTTTTACGAATAAATACAAAATCATTTTGTTGAGGTTCGAGAAAGGAAGCGTATATTCCTTTGATAATATTATCACCAGATTGATCGATGTAGGAGCGATTTATAGATTTTCTGTTATTGTTAATAATCTCATGCGAACAACACTGTAAAACGAAACTTTCCGAACGTTCGTTTGTTTTTTTTCTTTTTCCAACTTTATAAACACGAAAACTATATTCTCTTAATTTTTCTGTGTTTGGCGACTTAAAACGAAGAAGTATATTCTCATCACCAACGATTGGAGCCATTTCAATTAAACCTTTGGCATCATCAATCATTATATCGCAACGAATGCCTTGGATCATTAGATCATGGTATACAACGAATTCTTTTGTGATATCATTTAAAGACACCGGTGTGCCTCTATAGTTATAGAGAATAATATCTTCTACTATAACACCATTTGTTTCAAAAACGGGCATTATGCAAATATACCTTCAAATTCAGATAAAAATTGTGGTAGATAATCTTTTTTCATAATTTTAATTTCACGTTTGTCTTCGTTCTTCTCAACCTCATATGTATAACTATCTACTTCACGTTTCTCATCAACTGGTAATCCAGCATATGTGGTTGCATCAACATTTAATCGTTTTTCTGGTACAATGGTGCCATCAAAAAGTTTTTGGAATGGTTGATAGATCCACTCATAATGGTGTGTTTGTTGCTGGGCTGCTTCAATAGAACCATACTTTCCTCTAACATAGTTTACAAAATCTTGATAACCAAGAGGTAGATCATATTGTGGATCGATAATATCATTTGTAATCATAATAATCCAATCCAGTGTAGAATCCTCATAATACTTATCGGCAACAAACTGTAATGTTTGACCTTCTTCTAAATTATGTGTGTAATAAAGAGCAATTCTATTTTTTAAAACATTTTTTAATTTAAATCTAACAAGCGGATTTTGAATGACTCGATTTGTACCATCTTTTAAAAGATCGTATTTAATACTTGGATGATTTTTAAAAAAGAATGCCATTGTCTTTTACCTATTCTGTTCCATAATTTCTTTTTTCGTAATAATGGAGATTTCTTGAAACGATAAAGAAATGGTGATTGACACAGGAACTTTTACAGTTTTTGAGGCTTGTCCTTCTTCTTCGCCAATTTCATCTATAACAACTTCTTTTGTGAAGTATAGTGGTTGACCTTCTGAGTGATAGTTCACTGAAACATTTTTCAGAACAGAAGGTCCAATATTGTAAAGAAATTCATCATGATGGAAATCAATATCAAATTGTTCTGGGTAATCAAAAAAATGTTTAAACACTCCACCAGCAGGTATACTTGGTGCAGAATAATATTTTAATAATTTAATAATGTTTAAAATTGATTGAGATTCTTCAAAGTTCTTAGCGACAGTTTTCCAAGTGAACTCATGCGTTCTGAATTCTGGTTCTTTATACAATACTGCCATATAAGGATTCTTTGCAAGACCAGCACCACCCATAATACCTTTACCAACGCCTGCAGCAGGTATTACACCACCAAAAGCATCACCAATACCTTCTGCTGCTGTGGCTCCCACATAAGCGGCTAATGCAGATCCTTCTTTTAAAGCGCCGTTTACGGTAATACCACCAGCCGCATTTACAGCAGAATCAATACCTTTCTTTAAAGCTTTTGAAAAATTTCCTTTTGCTGCATCTTCAATAATTGATCTTGCAGTGCCACCAGCACCAGCAGCTGCTGCGCCTAAAGGACCGATAGAATCTGCGTTGTATGATTGAGCATAAGATGTTGCTAAGTTTAATGGTAATGGAAGAAAGATTCTTGCCAAATCTTTTTTTACTTCATAATCCCCAGACGCTCTTAAAGATGATATGTCTCTTTTAATCACACGAATAGCCATCCAATGATCGATCTCTTGAATGTTTTGTGGAAAATAAAAATTTTCTACGCTTGTTTTAGAAGCAAGAGCGTTTTGAAGTTCATCTTTTGATTTGCCTTTAAAACTTTCTGACTCATTGATGATCTCATTGGGGGCTTTTGCCATCGAATAAATATCCTTATACAACAGGTTTTGATTATTTATAATGACTCCACTCAAAGGTAGATATCGACCAACTCATCCACAGAAATACAAAGGCGATCCAACGAACATTATCTACCGTAGTTCGTGGGAACTAAAGTATATGAAGTGGTGTGATCATAATCAGGCTGTGATTTCCTGGCAGTCGGAAGAGTTTTTTATACCGTATCGTCATCCAATAGATGGTAAGATTCGTAGATATTTCCCAGATTTTCTTGTTAAAATAAAAACATCTCAGAATATCGTTGAAACATGGGTGGTAGAAATCAAACCTATGTATCAAGTCAAAGAACCAAAGCCACAGAATCGTAAAACAAAGAAGTATCTAACAGAAGTCAAGACATATGCAATCAATCGTTACAAATGGGACTATGCTATCGAATGGTGTAAGGATCGTGGATACAAGTTCATTATACTTACAGAAAAAGAATTGAATATTTAATATAAATAATAAGAAGGAGTTTTGAATGGTCGCTTACATATTCGATAAGATGTTAGTACAGGGTGTTCGTTCTGGTCAAATCCCTGCCCGAACACAAAAGTCTCGTGATTGGTTTCGTGATAAGGCTAAGAATACAAGAAGTGTGACTCCAACAAAGTTAATGAAAGAAGACGTTTCTCGGTTTGTGAATCGAGCAATGATTGGTAAGATGTATCACTTTTACTATGATCCAAAACACAAGAAGACATTACCTTACTATGATACATTTCCGTTAATTTTTAAAGTGAAAAATGTTCCTAATGGATTTCTTGGTATTAACTTACATTATCTTCCATTAAGACAACGTGCAGTTCTAATGGATGCATTATATGATTTGACAACAAATACGAAATATGATGAAACAACGAAGTTAAGAATCAGTTATGATATTTTGAATGGAGCGGCAAAGTATAAGTGGTTTAAACCAACACTGAAGATGTATCTAAACAAACATGTACGGTCAAGGTTTTTAGAGATTAATTCTGTCGAATGGGATATGGCACTGTTCCTTCCAACAGAAAGATTTAAGAAATCAAATAAACAATCTGTCTGGAAAGACAGCAGACAAATGGTATAACAAATGGCATTTAACGTCAATCAATTCCAAGCGGAGATGACAAGAAACGGAATCGCTAAGACAAGTGATTTCGAAGTTGAGATTACAGGAGCACCAGTATCTGGCAATGTTCTTGAATCAAGTCAGTTATCTCTCGGTTCGATTCTTTCGAATCCAGTTGGTACTGTTACCGATGCTGTTGGTGATTTTCTTGGTGGTATCTTTGGTACAGGAACTGGTGGTGCAAGATCGATGTCGTTTAGAATTGATTCTGTGACTTTTCCACAACGGTCTCTTGCTCGTATCGATTACAAAGATTATGGTGCACCATATAATATCGGCGGTCTTGCAAACTATGTTAATATCGATTTCTCTGTTATTCTCAGCCCAGATTTAAGAGAGCGTGAGTTCTTCATGCAATGGCAAGATC